GTGCGCCATCGTATAAGCCACATACCTTCACTACCAAGCGGCAAAAAGTCTTGATCACTGACAGCATACAGATTATCGGTGAAGATGAGATGAAATCAAGGCTCCAAGAATTGAACAAGGAAAACACACAATGAAGACAATCGCAATTATCGTCGCTGCATCCGTGGGTGCAGTTTCCGCTCCACCGATTCTTCCATTCACGGAAATCAGCGATGCCAAGATTGATACGCTTTGCAAGCACATGGTCGAAGCGGACGAGATCACTCCACAGGACTGCAATGTGGTTCTGCAACTTGACCACATTCGGTGGAAGTACGAGAAAATGCGTGACATCCTCTACCAGACTGCAAAGAATGCAGACGATGGAGAGACGATCAACGCAAAGGACTTGGGCAAGATATTCGACACGATTGATAGGAAGTTGGACGAGGAGCGTGAGCGAACGCTCCAAGACTCAAAGAAGCGATTGGAAGAGGCTGAGAAGAAGCCAAAGGTGAATGAGGTGTAATGATGTACGGAATTACCTGTAAAGATCAGTTCGTGACCGACAACATGACCGACCCCTCGGGAGAACCCCGTAGGGGCGTTCTTGTCTTTAAGAAGAAGAATAACGCGGTCACGGAATGCGATGCCCTGAACGACCTTATAACCACCAAAAAGACCAAACCCTATTCTGTTGCTAAAATTACAGATGTAGAAAATATGCCAGACCTTGGTTTTATTATAGATGGGGTATGGAAAAAGAAATTATAAATACACCATAGAGGAACAACTATGGAATGTATTACTAAATTACTTACCCTTCAGAATCAACTTCGTATTCATCACTGGCAAACGGCATCATATGCCGAACATCAGGCATTAGGTAAAGCATATGAGGGTCTTGATCCTCTTATTGATTCATATGTTGAAACATACATGGGTAAGTACGGGAAAGACCTAGAGCAAGAGAGAAGCATCGAACTTCATGGATATGAAAAATCTCATCCAATGCAAGTACTTCAATATTTTGAAGATTATCTTTCGGAAGAATTGACAAGCGATCTTTCCGAAAAAGATACTGAGTTGATGAATATTCGAGATGAAATGCTTTCAATATTAAATACTACAAAGTACCTCTTGACTTTACATTGAGTCTAGGGTATACTTGTTATTATGATTTATGAATTCAAGAATCCAATTCCAGTGACCACCCCCATAGGGGGTGGTTATCTTTTCTATGTAAGAGACGGTGGAAATTGGGAAAATGATATTTTTGCCGTCATTTTAAGTAATGGTGGTAAGATAATGCATTTCAGAAGTGATCAGATTAGAATTCATGCAAATTCTACATTTGATATTAAAAAGGATGAAGAATGGCAAAAGACTACTCAAAATTCACAGACGCCCAACTACTTGCACTGAAGAAACAGTCGGAACTTGATATATCAAAATATCATAACTTTCAGTTGGTTCGCAAGATTCAATTGAACTCCGCTTACGGTGCAATCGGAAACGAGTACTTTCGATATTATTCCACAGAACTTGCAGAGGCAATTACCCTGTCTGGTCAGTTATCCATTCAATGGATTGGACAGGAACTCAACAAGTATCTCAATAAGATCGTTGGTACGACCGATGTCGATTATGTAATCGCATCAGACACAGATTCCGTTTATCTTTGTCTCAATAATCTTGTCTTAAAGGTTTTCCCAGATACAGGTCTTGCTGATGGCAAACCTGTTTCGAGTCCACCCACAAAAACAATAGTAGACTTCCTTGACAAATCAGCAGAACAAGCGATCATTCCCTTCATTGAGAAGAAGTTTGCTGAACTTGCAGATACAATGAATGCCTATGAGAATAAGATGCAGATGGGTCGAGAGGTCATTGCAGACAAGGGAATCTGGACTGCGAAGAAGCGATACATGCTCAATGTCTGGGACTCAGAAGGTGTTCGTTACACCGAACCTAAACTCAAGATCATGGGCATCGAAACGACTCGCTCTTCTACTCCAGAATTTGCAAGAAAGCATCTGAAGACTGCAATTCACATAACGATGAATGGAACAGAAGATGAGATGATCGAATTCATCGATAAATGCAAGAAGGAATTCTATTCTCTTCCCGCTGAAGAGGTTGCATTTCCACGATCTGTGAATGGTATGGATAGATACGAGGATCGTTCTACGATTTATCGTAAATCTACACCGATCGCAGTCAAGGGTGCATTGATCTACAACCATTACATTGATCACTTTGGCATAAAGAAAAAATACAGAAAGATCGGTGAGGGAGATAAAATCAAATTCATCTATCTCAAGAAACCAAATCCACTGTGCGGTGTAAGTGGTCAAGATCAAGTTGTCTCATTTCCAAATGTTCTTCCCAAGGAATTTGGTCTTGATGGATACATCGATTATAAAAATCAATTTGAAAAATCATTCATTGATCCATTGACAACGATACTAGATATCATTGGATGGTCAACTGAAAAGAAAAATACATTAGAAAGTCTATTTGGATAAAGGATAAAATATGAGTGACTTCTTAACATCAATGGTAAAATCATCAGGTAACAAATACGCTTCATTGGTTTCTGATGGACTAGAGGGAAGCGATGTTCATGGGTTTGTCGATACTGGTTGCTATGTGCTAAACGGTTTGCTTTCGGCATCTATCTACGGTGGATTGCCGAACAATAAGATCCTTGCACTCGCTGGTGAGTCTTCGACTGGTAAGACATACTTTACACTTGGAATCGTGTCAAAGTTTCTACGCGATAACAAAGATGCTGTGGTTCTATATTTTGATTCAGAGCAAGCAGTTACATCTGATATGTTCAAGAATCGTGGAATAGATCCAAAGCGTGTTGCAGTATTTCCCGTCGCAACAATCGAAGAGTTTCGTCATCAGGCAATCACAATCGTTGACAAGTATCTTGAACTTTCAAAGGAGGATCGCAAACCAACGATGATTGTTCTTGATTCTCTTGGTATGTTGTCAACTTCCAAGGAGATGAACGACACCGCTGAAGGCAAGGAAACACGCGACATGACTCGCGCACAGATTGTGAAGTCAACCTTCCGTGTTCTTACGGTCAAACTTGGCATTGCAAAGATTCCAATGATCATGACGAATCACACTTATCAAGTCGTTGGTGCATATGTTCCAATGTCTGAGATGGGTGGTGGTACTGGTCTTAAGTATGCAGCATCAACCATCGTCTATCTTTCTAAGAAGAAGGATAAGAATTCCGATGGAGAAGTTGTTGGAAACATTATCCATGCTAAACTATACAAGGGTCGTTTCACCAAGGAAAACAAGCAGATCGATGTTCGCTTGAATTATGAGAGTGGACTTGATCCATATTATGGTCTTGTGGATATTGCAATAAATGCTGGTATCTTTACAAAGAATTCTACTCGCATCGAAATGCCAGATGGGACAAAGGTCTTTGAAAAGAATATCTACGAAAATCCAGAAAAGTATTTTACGAAAGATGTTCTTGACAAGATCAATAAAGCAGTATATGATGAGTTCAGTTATGGTGGAGAATCCACCACTGAAGAGGACGATGAATGACTGATGTAGAAAAAATCATACTGCACAATCTGTTCAAGAACGAATCTTATTCACGAAAAGTTACTCCCTTCCTCAAGAGGGAGTATTTTCATGATCGAACAGTCAGATTTGTTTTTGAAACTATTCAAGACTTTATACTGAAATATAATAATCTTCCCACAAAGGAAGCACTTTATATTATCCTTGATAAGAATAAATCAATAACTCAAGATGAGATGAAGAGAATATCAAACATCATCGAAGAGATATCAAGTGTAAAGGAACAATCTGATATTGAATGGTTGATGAGTGAAACTGAAACTTTCTGCAAAGACAAGGCAGTTTACAATGCCATCATGGAATCAATCCAAATCATCGATGGTAAATCACAGCAGTCACAGGGATCGATTCCAGATATCTTGTCCAAGGCACTTGCGGTGTCTTTTGATGTTCATATCGGTCACGATTACATCGAAGACTACAACGAGCGTTATGAGTTTTATCACAGGAAAGAAAAGAGAGTTTCGTTCGATCTCGATTTCTTCAATCAAATCACCAATGGTGGAACTCCATCAAAGACATTGAATATTGTGATGGCAGGAACTGGTGTTGGAAAGTCTTTGTTCCTATGCCATCATGCTGCAAATTGTCTCAAGCAAAATCAAAATGTTTTGTACATCACATGTGAGATGGCAGAGGAAAGAATTGCAGAAAGAATTGATGCAAACCTTCTTGATGTGACATTGGATAATCTTCGTGAACTTCCCAAGTCAGTCTATGATAAGAAGATGGAATTGCTTGGTGCTGGTGTTACTGGTAAGTTGATCATCAAGGAATATCCAACTG